TTAGATTCTATCGCCATGTACGAGTGATTCAACATCTTCACTCTTATCGTGTTATCCATTATGCGCCTGATTCAAACTTCCGATAATCCATTATGTTTTTTATTGTTGCATGTCTCCACCGCAACGTCTGAATGATTTCTTCCAAAGTATCTATGATAGTTTTAAGATATGCAATTTTCTCTTCGGACTTTTGAATGTCCTTGTCTGCATTATAATATCGATCCATATCACCTTTAAGTACACGTAGTCCATCAAAGGGATCTGGATTCCATCCACGTTCACGAATCGAATCCTGATCCATGCTTCCCTGATAGTAGTGCCACTTGTCTTTCAACAAGTCGTGTTGTGCATGTTCTGCACGTTTAAGATTTAGTTTGGTCAACGACAAGTATTGCAAATACTTAGCATGTAAGTTGGGAGTTAGTCGTTGTGTTTCGTCAAGTTGGTGTTGCGGTATTTGACAATCTTCTTGCCATTCTTTTAAAATAGACTCAAGGTCTAACATCATAATCAATCTCCACTAATATAATCTAGCACATCTTCCCAGTAGTCTTTATCGTCACTAACAACAAAAGACTGAGTTATCCTCCAACACTTTGTATATGCGGCATGATAACATAACTCATCACTTTCATAGTCTCCAAAATAACCCGCTTTCAGAGACCAACCCTTTTTATCTGGCAGAGTAATTTCTTTTCCGTATTTATCAATATACTTAAACCACCCATCTCCAGTTTCACTCCATGTAAAAATTAAATTGTATCCAGTCGCATTGGCATTGTTATGCCATGCAATAAACCCTTCGGGCGGATAGAGTTGCGACAAAGCGTTAGACTTAATGCCCAACTCTAGTTTAATAGATTCATCTATTTTTACAAAATCTTTTTTGTAGTTGGGATCAGAACCGTGATAATGTTCTGGTTTTAACGCAAAAGATTTGGCGTTTTCAGGCCCACCTTCATGCAATTTGCCCAATCCTATTATGTAATCTCTGTACTCGTTTGAGATCCAATGATTTGAGGAAGTGTTGTCTTCCATGTTGGTGTTGTTATTGACAACATCATATTTTTCAATAAAAGATCTGAAATTTTCTAACAAAGAAAGAACCCGAGGATTCTTTATATCAATAACTCGCATAATTAACTTATCTCAAATGATACGAACCTAAAAGAAACTTGAAAGGTGGTGAACTGCAAATCGCCTGCGTTTGACGCCAAAGTAATTGACCCTATGTTTGTAGGAATACAATCATTATATTTTATCTTGACATTAGAGTTGTTGTGTGATGACATAATCAAAACAGTGATATCTGAAGCGGTTGGTTCTTTACTACCAAAAGAGTCTTCTACATGACCATCATTAATAATACGTTCCAACCAAGCTTGCATCTCCTTGTATGCAGTCATGTCTTCGTCAAGGATAATATCAACCGACATTTCGCCGTAGTTGATCTTGTCTCCAGCAAGAGGGATACCAACAATTCTAGGGTTAGCAAGTTCTAACGGTTGAACCGAAGAGCCTGGATGTGTCACGCTCTGTGCAAAATATTCTAAGTTAGGATAGTTAGTTCTTTCTATGATGAACTTAAATCCAGTAGGTTGTAAGTAGTTTCGGTTAGTTGTAAGTGCCATAACTTTCTCCAAGGATTCTACCCTTTATTTATATAAATAATAAAAAACCCCAAAACAATAATAATAAGGTGGTTCAAAGTATGTTCAATCGGTTTTTAGCATCATCAGCGTTAGTTCTTTCTTTAACTGTTAGTGCACAGACTTCGGGTGAAGCTGGCATGATTCCTTTAGATGTCGCTCCAGGCCCAGTCGGAGGAAAGGGACATTGGTATAGTTTACGAACAATGAAAGGATCTGATTATTGGGAAGACCCCTCAAACCTACCAGACATAGGCACAAACGAAGAAGGTTATCCTTATGTGTTTGGTGAAGTTCCTTTATCAATCGCCCTGTTCATCCATGAAGATTTTGGAGGAAGGGATGATGGATGGAGAAAAGGATTAAACTGGTTGCGTGAAGCAGAACAGATGTTTCGAAATTCAGGTGTTCCGATTCGATTTATTGTAGAACACGTAGAAACCATATATGGATATCCTGATACGAAAGAAAAACTTTACTTTGCTTTTAAAAGTGAAGCATGGAAGATAGGTAACAGAGTAGGTTCAGATATACAAGTGATACTTTCCCCGCACTACGCTGGTGATCCTCTTTGCGGAATTGCTTCGATGCCAGGCAGTGCGACATCCTCGCCCACTTCCGTTTCTGGTTGTGACCCAAGAACTCTTGCTCATGAGATGGGACATAATCTAGGATTGAAACACTCTTTCAATCCAGTCGAAGCGGACAATAATCTGGTTAACGAGGAATTGACTGGAGAAAAACCAGATGCTAATAGAGGATACTGCATGGTTGGGAGCGGTGGGGAAGATGGTACTTCCTGTGCCGAAGGAACAATTATGTCTTATGCATCAACACGCAGAGCATTCTTTTCTAATCCTAATGCAACATACAGGGGAAAACCTTTAGGAGACGAAACCCATGATGCGGTCAGATACCTAGAAAAGATGAAAACCACTCGTGCACTTTCTTGGGAGACTAGACAAAACAGTGATATAAATCCAGAATATGATCCTAACGAAGAAGTTGTTTTTTGTCCTGAAAAAGTTGTAGAATAAAAAAAGGGGGACGCAATGTCCCCCAAATCTTGACTTTATTTTTTTAATTAGGTCAAGATGTTATCTACACGGAAGATTCGGTAGTACTGGTTGGTCTTGGCAGAAGCCAAACCATTAGCAGGGTTCGCACCCACGAATGGGTTAGAAGCCATACCGTACCGAGTCTTGAATCCGATCTTGGGCTGGAAAGTGTCCTCACCAACTGCCTTAACCATCTGCAGAGGTACGTAGGGGCAGTAGAATACACCCGCATCGTATGCGTTAGTACCCTTGTAACCTACAGTTACGTAATCAGCAGATGCATAAGGATCGATGTAAACACGCATACGACCATTAAGTACACCAGCGAAGGTGTTACCAGTGTCATCAACCTGAAGGTTGGTAGACATAGCAGGTGAGTAATCAAGCATACCAGACGCAGCGAGTGCAGTAGCAACATCTGAAGAACAGATGAGTACGTTACCCTTACCACGGCGAGTTTCTTTAGCGATTACGTTTGCTTCACGATCAAGTTGTACAACCAGACCCTTGAACTTCTCAGCAGACCAACGACCATCAGCGTCAGTGCTGAGGTTGAAGATACCCTGAATAGCAACGTTAGACTGAAGACATCCAGTCTTAGCTTGAGAGTTGATAGTACGGATAACTTCACGGTTGATTTCCGCAAGGATTTCCGTAGACAGAATGTTAGCCAACTCTGTCTCTGCGTCAAGACCATGAATTGCCTTCAAGTCTTGAGCGAGTTCCAGAGAGTACTCTGCCTTCAACGCACGTGACTTAGCAGTCACAGTTGCCTTTTCGATGGTGAAACCCATTTCTGCGAAAGGAGCACCAACACCGTCACCCAGAGCTTCTGCAGTTGCAGTAGTCATACCAGCCGCTGCAAGTGAAGTCAGACGAGCGTCATCAACACTTGAGTCAACACTACGTACAGGAGCGCTGTTAGAAGAATCGTCAGAGATACCGTTGAAACCAGACGCATTGTCTGAGTCATGAGTACCAGTACGATCACCCGAGAACTGAGTTTCAGCTTCGTTATGAAGAGCTTCACGTGAGCTAGTAGAACCAGCACCGTAACGAGCCTTCATTGCGAAGATAAGACCAGTAGGGCCAGACATGGGCTGAACGCCACATACGTCATATGCCATCAGGTTAGGCATTGCACGGCGAACGAGAGAGATCAGTACGGGATCCCAAGTGCCGATTGAAGAAGTGCTGTTACCAGGCGCTGCTTCGTTGATCTGACCAAAACCTGCATTCTGAGCACGCTCTTCCATAAGAGCACGTTCTTGGTTTTCGAGAATAGCAGCAGTTACCGCCTTCTTGTGGTGATCCGTGATCTCAACACCTTCGTTGAGTACGGGACTCCACTTTTCGATTAAATTATCGTAAGATTGCATAGTTATTTCCTTTTTAATCTTATTACTTGAGTTTACGCATCGCAGAGAGGTATGTTTCCATAGCACCAGAGACTTCTACAACAGACTCAGGTTCTTCGTCAACAACATCTACAGATTCAGCGATTTCTTTCTTGAAGTAAGACTCTTTGATAGTCGCTACCTTTGACGCAAAATCTTCGTCAAAATCGATACCTTCTACCAGCTCTGCCAACTTCTCTTTTTGGGTGTCTGCAAGATCACGTGCAGCTTCAGCAACAATAGCATTGCGCTTGTACTGCTCTAGTTCTTCTGACAGTTTGATTGACTCACCAGTTTGAGAATTCAACTTCTCTTCAAGTTCTTCAACTTGACCAGCAAGTTCGTCAACTAGATCAACCTTGGACTCAGGTACATCGATGTAAGATTCTACGAATAGATCCTTCATCTTGTCCATAAACGTCTCAGCGATTTCAGTACGGAGGCCGTTCTGAATCGCAACACGATTATCTTCCATCCAAGACTCAACTACGTAGTTTAGGTAGCTGTCGATTTTCTCAACAAGTTCTGACTTGATAGAAGATACTTCTTCTGCCAACTCTTCCTTGTACTGCTCTTCCAAGCGAGAAACTTCTTCTGACAACTTAGACTTGACAGCGGCTTCGAAGATTACTGAAGTCTTCTGCTTGAACTCGTCAGACAGAGTTGCCTCTGACTCAACAAGTGCATCCAACTGTGCAGTAGTGTCCATTTCCGCAACAACTTCGTCCTGTACTTCGACTTCTTCACCCATCATCTTGCCATATGCATCCTTCACTTCCACCTTTTTCATGGCGTTCAGCTTCTGGTACATAGCATTGACCATGCCTGCTTTAGTCTTAGGTACTGGAGCCTGTTTGGTTGCATCTGCAGCCTTGTCAACAGAAGCAAGAGACTCAGGTTCAGATACTTGTTGTGCTTTCTCTGATCCGCCAGCGCCCTTTGGTTCTGCCTTTTCTTCGAGAGTTTCCTCCACGACATCGTTAATATTTTCATCGTGAAGTTCAACTTCGACTTGGTTTTCATCAGTCATAAATTGACTCCTTACATATTAGATTTGATTAACGAGAGGAAATTTTTGAACTCCCGAATCTGCACTTCTGGACGATGTGCTATCGGTGCCTTCTTGATTTCTGTCTCCATCTCTTCAATGACTTGAGGTTCTAAAACGCCGTTATTCCAGATCCAATCTACACCTTCCATTATACCATTAACAAAAGCATCAGGTGCGGAGGGATCCTGCACTATGTCAATAGTCGCAAGATGAAAATCATCTTTGACGTAGTTGACACCGTTTCGACTCTCAAGACTACCCATACCACGAGTTGACACGCCTAGTTGTACACCACCCTCAAGTAGACCTTTTACAATCTTACCCATTGGAGTATCCAATATTTGTGCCTTTCCTACCACATTATTGCCTTCGAAATGAAGGTCAGTAATAAGGTGTGAAACTTTATCCAAGTTGACTGTTGGGCCTTCGGGGTGATTCAACTCACCTACTGCCCTTTTCTTTTCAACTTGTTCTTTAACGTACTTGTCTACCGCAGACTCCATGATGGGTTTGGGATAAACACGTCCGTTTCTATTCTTCTGATCTGCCTGAGCAAATACACCTTCGATGACGTAATTCTTTTCGCCACTCTCTTTCTTTTCTACGATACATTGAATATCGTTTTCGTTGTATTCACTAATCAGTTTCATCTCAGTTCCTTTACAACAGTTGTTGCAGTTTTTTCCGCTTCCTTCTGTGATTTGAAAGTATCTAAAAAATCACCATCAATATACACATGAAAGCCCTTAGCGTCCTTTTCAATACGAACAGGTACACGATCAATCTTCTTATCGAAAACTACCTTACCCTTATTTTTGGGTTTGATCGCTTCTCTGATTTGTTGAAATGTTTTCATACTAAGTTTCCGTTTATTATATTTATACAAAAAGAGTTTTTTAAGTGAAACTTTTAACCAATGTCGTCTAGTTCGTTGGTATCATCTTCGACTTCATCTTCAGTATCTTCAACATCAAGATCTTCGATTTCAGGCAAAGTATCCTCTTCATCTTCGAACTCTTCGATGTCAAAGTCTTCTTCGCTAACTTCTGCGTCATTGAAGATAGAATCTGCGACTACTTTCTTTTCTGCGTCCAAAGCATCAACAACACGATCACCTATCATCGCATCGAAATGATCCTTTGCTCTGTTAAAGTTTTGCGCTGCAATAGCGTCAATAAACTCTTCGACTGCGCTATTAGTTTCGTTCTCAATATCACTCATGTTAACCTCCAAAGTCTTCTTCATCGTCTCCGCCTACATCATTTTCAGCTTCGACCTGTGCTTTCATCTCTTCGATGTCTTCGTCAGACATCATCATAACGTTTTTCATTACCCACTCACGTGAGAAAT